AATATCACCGGGCAGGTTCTCGGTGCTACCATCGCGGTGGGCGAGAAGTTCACGATCGCAGGCGTGTTTGCCTATGATTGGCGCAACTTCAAGCCGCTGCCTTTCCTCCAGACCTTCACGGTTGTCGGCGGATCGGGCAGCAACACGGTTCCGGTTGGATCGCCTCTTGGCACCACGATCACGCTGGGAGCCGGCGGTGCCGGGCAACGTGTCATTTCCCCGCCGATCATCGTTCCCGGAACCAACGATGGCGTGTCCACCGCTGCCAACACGGCTTTCGGGACGTGCGCGCAGGCTCCGGTTCAGGGCGCGGCCATCACCCATCTGGGCGCGGCCAATACGGTTCGTCGTATTCGCGCCGCGTGGCACAAGAGCGCGGTTGCGCTGGTGTCGGCCAAATTGCATACGCCTTTCGTTGGCGAATCGAGTTTCGCCACCGACAAGGAAACCGGCATCACCATTCGGTATTGGCGCAGTTCGGATGTCACCACCGGTGCGCATATCCATCGGTGGGACGCCATTTACGGTGCCGAAGTGCTTGATCCGCTGATGGGCTGCGAAATCAGCGGCGCTTGAGGGCTTTCTCCCGCAGACTATGCGCGTTGCTCGGGACACGATCTTGAGCAACGCGCAATTTTCCAGAGGAACCCATGGACGAAACGAATTTCCCGCATTGGTTTTACGGTCCCGGTTGGCATGAGGACCCGGAGCCGAACCAACGTATTTGCCATTCGAACGAGGAAGTTCCCGAAGGCTGGAAGCCCAGCCCACGGCTCATTCCCAAGGCTGGCGACAAGCCCAACCGTGAGAGCGCTCCAGCCCCCGCATCACAGAGCCCGGACATCGAGCAGCTACGTCGCACTTACCACAAGTTGCGCGGCAAGAAGCCCTTCGCGGGCTGGGATGAAGCCGAGTTGAACCGGCGCATCGAGGAACTATCGCAACGGAGTTTCTGACATGCTGGCTTCGCAGATCGTCGAGCGTGCTTACCGCGAAGCTGCCATCCGGGCTATCGGTGAACCCCTGTCAACAAACGAATACCAGGAGGGTCTTGATCGTCTTAATGGTTTTATCATGTCCTTGTTCGGTGGCGAAATCGGACAGGTGCTCAAGGATTGGCCTGTTCCCGCTCTCGATCCTGCCAAAGCGGCCAACCACATTCACCTTCCCTACCCGCTGAATCTCGACAGCGAGCAGCAGCCTCATGCTCCGGTGGTATCTCCATTGTCGGAGAGCGTGTTCCACCCGCCTTCCAATTCCCGGGTTTTGTGGGCCGGTAACGTTCCCGGTGTGCTGAATATGCCGCTTTCGCCAGCGGATGGAACGCGCATGGCTTTTGTTTCGGTCGGGGCTACAGCGCCGCTTACGATTGCCGGCAATGGTCGGATGGTCAATGGGTCTTCATCCGCCCCGTTCAATCCAGGCGATCCGCCCTCGTTGTTTTTCTACCGCGCGGATTTGGCCAATTGGGTTCCGGTGGCGGTTCTTGGACTTTCGGACCACCACCCTTTACCGCCGGAGTTTGACGAACTTCTCGTCGCCGGGACGGCCATTCGTCTCACCGCGCTTGATGAAATCAGCCCTCAAAGCGGCACCATGTTTATCTTCGACAGGCTCATGGCGCGGCTCAAGCAACGATACTATCAGCCGGGAACGGCAGCCCCCAACGTCATTGCGCTTCGATCCTCGGTTGAAGCGTTCAACCCTGACGGGTGGATGTGATGCCGAATATCCGTCTTGCGTTG